GTGTATGGTTCATATTATTAAAATGGTGGCAAGTCGTCTACATCATCAGACGTTGCAGGTTTATAATCAATTACTAATTCTTCTTTTAAGAAATCTCTATCAAAAGGAAGTTTATCAAACTCATCTGTAAACTCAACTCCGTATGACATCTTTAATTTAATAGGCCTATCCTTTGGTGTTACATCACCTCCAGTCTCTTTATTCCTTTGTTTGCTGATATGCAACTCGGTTATCATCCATGTCTCAGGGTCCTGTATGTTTCTATTAGTTGTAATGAATACATCAGCTTTGTTATAAAGAAGTGCGCCTCCATCAGCATCGGCAGCAAATGGCATAACCTGATTCCCATCTTTCCCCCTTTCTCTTTGAGATTGAGTCCTTGAGTGAATAGATAATACTAAGCTGATATTGGTTCTCTTCGTAAACAAAAGCATATTAGTATACATTTCCATCTCATGTCCATACTTATTTCCGTTGTCGCTTCTTAAAGCATTTACAGGGTCAATAAGAAGTCCTTTGATAGAATGGTATTTAGAAACACTTTGAGTATAGGAAAGCAACTCTTCGTACTTGTACATGTTGTCGTTATTGACAAAGAAGAATCTTTCGTTTACCCAAACCATAGCCTGGCGAAAATGGTGTTCTTTAATCTCCTTAATTTTCATACCACAATAGAACTCTATCAGCTTCATTTTAACAGTAGCTACTCTATTCTCTCCGGTATAAATTACCCATCCCCAATCGTACTTTAAAGCTGAAATAAAGGACAGCCAAAAGCCAACTGAACTTTTTCCCACGTGAGAGTGACCGAGTAAAGCATAGAATTCTCCTTCCTTTAAAAGCAATCTTGAGTCCATATAGTCGTACCCAAAAGGCAAACCCATAGGTATTAATCCTGAACGATACTTTCTAATAAACTCCTCGTCTGTTTTGTTATCAGAAAGAAAAGATAACTCGTCCTCTACTATACCAATCTCTTCCATAGCTGATTGTTGGTACTTAGCTATCTCATTAATAGGCATGAACTGTCCTGCCTTAATTCCATCTTCAATAGCCTTGTACTCAATCTCTAATTCGTCACGTTCAAACTTCTTGAATACTTCATGCTTTAATACTTCAGTAGCAATAGATTCTTCTACAATACCTCCTGCTACATAACCTCCAACTAAATAAGCAGACTTAATAACTGCGTTATGTCTTGCGCCAGTCTCCGCCATTCTAATCATCTTGGCTGCTATGTCTAGCTTTCTGTAGTCAGTAAAAGAACCTGACAACTCTATACCTTTAAACTCTTCACGCTCTACTAAATCAAAGAATGTCTTTGAGTCTTCGTTAATTAAAAGATTCTCATCGTAACTCAAAAACAAAACTCTTGATGGATTCCTAGCCGTAGTGTCGAACATAGGATAACGCTTTAGCAAGGCTGAGTAATGTTCCTCATGCCTGTTACCATCAGCAATTTTAATTAACCCATGCACTCCTGTGCCGGAAGGAGACTTCCATACTGCATAAATGTAATCGTCTTGAATTAAATCAGACTTTAATTTTTCTACATCTTCTACATCATCAATGTCAAATGCTACCAATTTAGAATGAACAGATAAAGACTCATCGTTTCTAAAACTTTTATAATAAGAACCATCTTTTCTTCTATGAGACATTTCAATATCAAACCTACCTGAATATATCACACAGGGAAGCTGCATTTTCAAAGCTCTAATTTCAGACTCATCTGTAGACTTTCTTATCCTAAGTATTTCATCTTTCTTTCTTCCATCTTTAATAGCACCTAAAACAGACTCTAATGATACATAAGATGGCTTATCAACCTCGCTATAATGTTTGAATACTGTTACTTGCATCTGTATCTATTTTACCGTAAAGATTGTCATAATGATTTTTAATCTTGTCATCTATCTCATCTAACTCAGCCTGTATCTCAGGATAAACATCTCTTAAATCGTTTATCTTTTTGATATGATTTAATACAGTTGCATGGTCGTTTACACCTACATGAATAGCTATTTTGTTTAAGGTAAGTAGTGTATACTTATGCAAGAAATAAGAGGTGACAGAACGAGGGAAAATGTATTCCCTCTTTCTAGTCCTTTTAGTTATATCTACATCATACTTATCCTCAATAATTCTTTTAATTACCGAAGGCTCAACTATCCTTTCAACAGCCCTAGGTTTAGAAGAAAACGAAATCATACTTTTCATAGTATTTATTTGTTCCTCCACTAGCTTAAACTTCAACGAACTTTCAGTAAACATTTTCAAAAGTTCTTTATTTGATACCATAACTAATTCTTTACCCAACCTGGGAGTGAGATAATAGGTTTCTTATTATTTAACTTGTACCAAAAGTCATATGACTGTGTAAAAGACTCAGGGTGTTCTAAAGCGTAATTAAACGCAATACAAAGCCTTTCTAGCTTATTTGTGCCGTAATCGAACCAATCACTATCCACGCCAATTAAACCGTTGTAATAGGGCTGATTCTTCTCTACAACGTAGAAATGAAAGTTATCTCCGTAGATAGCAGCCTGCAAAGGATAGTCGTAGTTAAAAAAGTCTTTGTTCAAGTCAGTGGACGCGGCACTTTGAACTGTCTTAATATCCACAATCATATTGGTAGTCTGAATGTCTTTGATAAAGACAAACGGCAACCCAAACAATTCTTTTTCTTCTCTAGTTTCAACCGTAACCGCATCAGCCATGATAGTAAGAAACTCTGGATTTTCTTTTACTAGGTTTACCAAGTTGTAAACTTCTGAGTAAACATCTTCGGGTAGAATCTTTTTACCATTAGCTTCTTCTTGAAACTTTGCATAGGCTTCTTTATCAGCAGTCTTTCTCATATCAAACTTAGGCGATACAATAAACTCTTCTTTAAATTTATCTTCCTGTAATAAGGCACAATGCAAAGCGGAGCCAAAAATAAGGGCGGGAGTTTCCTCCCTTTCCTTATTCAGATAATTAATATAGTGTGCCGGGCTGATAGCAAACTGCTTTAGGGAACTGTATGATAGCGGTCTTTCTTTAAGTTGTTCTAGTGTCATAATTTATTTTTGTTCTACTAAATTTAATTGAAGTTCATTGCATATGTCTTGAGTTGCATGTGAGGCTAAACCTAGCAATTCAAACATATCAAACCCTTCGTTGTCTCTATTTAACTTAACGGAGCCGTCTGCGTATTCTGTCATAACAAACTTCCAAGTCTTTACATTCTTAATAGATTTTTCAGGAGATGGTTTCTTGTCATTAATAAAATCTTCACCCATTATGAATTTGTAATTAACAGCTCCTGCATGTGTTTTATTGTTTGGCTTCTTGGCTGCCTTTCTTAATGGTTCAAGAAGTTTAGCTGCAACTAAAGCCTTTCTGTGGTGGTAAATATTTGCAAGCCCAATACCTAATGTATCAGCTACTTCGCTTGGAGTCTGTCCAGATAATAAATGCTTTCTAATTTCTGTTTGTTGGTTTCTTGAGATTTTCATGTGTGTTTATTTTTTAATTAATAAGTCTGATACCTTTTTGCTGATAAGATACTTAGTTTTTACTTGTTCAAGTGTGTAACCTTCAGACATTGCTTTCTTAACTTTGTCAAACTCTGGCGTACCTTCATTCAACCATACAGTCGGCTTAGCTGCGCCAGGTTCTGATTGACTACTAGCATTGCCATCATCATCTTCATCTTCAATGATTAGATTCAGTAACCCTGAAAGAGAATAACGCTTAGCATAAGATACAGCAGAGCCATACTCTTGGGGTGTTTGCTTCTGAACGATAATAGGAAAGATAGAACTTGTACTCTCTGTACTCTCTACGTGTAGTACGGCAGTCCTAACGAACGGTAGTCCATCTTCCCAAACATTGGCTTGTATCACAATCAGCCCACAAGCATCTAGGTGAGGCTTTATGTGGTGCTGAATGGCATCAAGGGATGCGAACGAACTTTTAAAGAATGGATTATCTGCATTCTTTTTTACAGGTGGGCAAATTTTGTTAAACTGTTGTAAGGCTTTCAGTAACGATTTCATAGTTTGTGTATTTAGGTGCTGGGATTCCGAACTCATAGAATGATAACATTACAATGTGTTCGATTAATAACTTAAGTGTCTCTTGATTCTCAGATGATAGCGTAGTGGCAAATACATCTGTCAACTCTTTCTGAAGTAGTTGGATAGTTCTGGCTTGAACCCTTTGCATAGTTTCTTCTCTCATGTGTGTCTGTTTGTGTAAAATTAGTGGATTGTTTGTGAATATCAAAATTAATATTTAATTTCTTCTTCTATTTTTTCTTCATTTTTTGGATAAAAAACGGCATCTCTTATATCCTTAGACTTCCATCTTTTCATCAGCCCTTCTACCTCATCAAAGCATGAGTCATCGTACCACATATTGTGACATAGCTGAGCTACGAATATCATACGGTCAGGCTCTGGGATATTTGCAAATTTTTTCATTTAGTCAACTTTATTTTATTGAATTTATAAACAGGTTTCATATTCCAATGTCTAGATACAAACATCTGCGTGTTACATTTCTCGCAGTCATAACACTCGTGCATGTACCTATAGTCCTTGGACTGATGCGTTATTCTTAGCTTCCATCTGTGCAAGTGAATCGGGCGTAACGATAATACTTTTTTTAGATTCATTTTCTTTTATTTGTGCGGTTAGTAATGTGTCAAAAACTCTGATAATAAACAAAGTAATAGGTACCTGCTTCTTATCTTCCTTTGATAGTTTGTTGTAGTATTCCTTTAAATTTTCGTAGTTACCCACAATAAATTCAGAAAGCATTAATAGGGTTACATTGTTCATCTTAAGTGTTTTCTTTGGTGAAAAATATGTGTACCTTGAACACGATAGAAATAACGTCTATTGTTTTGTGGACAAGGCAGCCCTCTTTCTGAATAGCAAGAGGTAAATGCGATAGAGATAGCGATTAGAACGATTAATTTTTTCATTTGTCTTCGTTTATTTCTTCAGCTTCTATGTAGGATATAATAAGCATTATTAAATACACTACAAAGCATGATAGAATTGGGTGGTTGAAAATTGTTTGCATTGTTTTTATTTTGATGATAGGAAGATTAGTCTTCTTCCATCATGTGTTCGTCAAAGTAATTAAAGCATTCTTTTTTTGTGCCGGAAAAAATAATCTGATATCCTAAATGTATGTAGTCTGGATAGTCCTTATCTTTAATACTAATGAACACAATAGGATGCCCTGTCATCTCAAGAATTTGGTATGTCATTGTTTATCATTTTAGTTAACTCGTCTTTTACTTTATCTGTTACATCAATCAGCACCCCATTAATATATAGGGATGCTGAATTAATAAATAATAAACCATCTACTTGTGTGTAGGTAACTTCCATTTCTGTATTAATCCATTGTTGTTGCATCTTGTAATTTTTTAATGTTTTCAAAATATTTATTTTCTATTTCACTAGCTTCACTATCAGCTATGTTTCTCCAAAAACTATCTCCACTAGGAGAATTATCCCATATGAATCCTTTGTATAATGCTTTACTCAATGACATTGCCGTATAAGTAGGATATGTTGTCCTTGGCTGAGATAGGGCTTCTTCTCTACAGCTTTCAGGAAGTAATTGAAACCAATCTTCAAAGCTAGCCTCCTGACCTGGTTCTGTTATTACTATGTTTTCAACTTCTATTTTTACATTTTCAACTTCTATTTTTACAATAGGATTATCAACATCAAATACAAATACACCGTCTATTTCTTTAAATTTACCATGATTTGCTTTGCTGTATATTTTTTCCCAAAAACTTTGTCCGCCAATAGTACGAACCCAAGTAAATGATGAATTTATTGCAACTGAAAGAGAACTAACTTCTTCTGAATACCAATTATTTGTTATTGCAAACTTATCTCTCTCTGCTAAGAATGCGCTTCTATATGGCTCTTCTAGTTTATTCATCCACCAATAAATAGTTTTTGTTTCTTCTATTTCAGAAGTGATTGAAATTATTTCACAAGGATTATCCAAACCATAGGTAAGCCATTTCTTGATATTTGCTTCTAATTGTTCAACAGACAATTCAGTAGTACATGAGAAACTAAATAACCTATCTTCAATAACAGTTACGATATTTTTTATTACATAATTTCTTTTGCGCCTAGCGGCATCTCTTATTTTATATCCATTTACAGTATTACCTAAAACGATTTTTGATTTAATTTTATTCATATATTTTATTTTGATGATAGGAAGATTAAAATGGCATTTCTTCCATGAGTGTTACATAACAATCGTCACACACCCATGAGTTATAAGGCCTCACATAAGTAAAATGATTAGATGTATTGCCGCAGTCGTCACAGTAGCTTAGCTTTCCTATACTGTCCCATTCCATATCTCCTTTAGTATAAGAAGCTTTATCTACTTGCCTCTTGTCATACTTCTCATACTCTTCGTCATAGAATGTATAGTCTTTATATTTTGGCTTATAGGTTACAGCAGCTTTATACTTGTGTGGGTAGTCGTCTTCACACTTAGATATAATCTCAAACACCATGTTAGTAACAAGCTGAACCTCTAACACATTAACATACTCTGTGTCCATGTGTGGGTTATAATAACCACAACTAATGTTTGCCATGCTACAACCAATACCTAACTCTTTGAGAGCCATAACATCAGTCATCATACCATTTTCAAATTCATATCCGTAATCGGTTATGATTGGACTAACAGCATTCTGAAAGTCTTTACTAGACAACTCTGTACCTGAAGCTGAAGTAATAAAGTCGCCATAGCCACGCCTGTCACATTGAATAACAAACCTACAGTCGTCAAAGAAACTAACATCAGCATTGTAACTACCTTCACAACCTACCTCTTCGTCTCTGAAGAATGCAACCTTGATATTGTCAAAGTTCTCTAAGCATTGCAACGCTACGAAAATGCCAACCTTATCATCGCCACCTATACCCGTCTGTTCCATCTTTACTTTATTGAAGCCAGTCAGGTTGCCATCAATTTCTACAACTGTTAAGTCATCAGTCATATCATGTACTGTATCCATATGGGCAACAACACATGGGTAGACATCAGCATAACCTTTAGTCGCATATATGCAACCGTTATAAGTATAGTAAGCACAATCTAAACGCTTCAACTCTCTGATAAGATAAGCAAACATTCTAAACTGTTCGTAACTAGCCGTTTGAATACTTAGAACTTCTATTAATTTTTCTTTCATGTTTTTTTTAGTTTACAGGTACAACATCATCTTTATGGTAATACTCTCCGCACACTTCTACTGCATCATCTTTAGGAATCCAAGTAGAATGATGGTCGGACTCTACACAGTCTGCTTTTAAATGCCATGAATCGGTAAAGTCAGAGTAACAACAATCATCTATAAGATAGTAGTCTCCATCTACCTCTACAATATCATCACTATCTCTTTCGTAATATTCTCCGCTTATATAAACGATATCATCATCTTCTGCCCACCATCTGTGACC